ATGTTGTCGCCCAGGCCGGCATCCACAAGTGGGCAAATCGACGCGTCCGCCACTGCAACCCCGACCCATCCGCCATTATTGTGGGAAAAGCCGTGGTAGCGATAATCAGCGCCCCCAGCCCTCACGCTGGCGCCGTTGTCGGTGCTGCCTCTCAGGATCAGACCTGCAGTCACACCGATCGGATAGGCATCCCAGTGGAGGCGCAGCATCCGGTAGGCGCTCAGACTGCCCCAGGTAACCTGAACTGTACCTGCCGGCGCGCTAATGACATCCCCGATCTGTTCCCACGCGGGGCTGAGCACAAAGCTCCGGTTCTGGATCGTGATGACGCGCTCGTTGCCCGAGGCAATGTTGCCGACATCGATCCGCAACCGCTTGTTATTATCGACGGCATCCACGATCTGGACAGCATCGGCAATCATCCCGCTGGACATCTTGTCCCCGCTCTTGGCGAGTTTGGCGTCCAGGGCTGCCTGCTGCGCGGTCGAGACCGGCTTGTCGGAATCGGCCGTGTTGGTGACGTTGCCCATCCCGAGCAGGTTTTTCTGCGTGGCCGCATTGGCGGCAGTCAACAGCGATCGTCCGGCTGCCGTTGCATCCGTCAGATCGGCGGAGGTGAGTGTGACCGCACCCTGCCGGCCGGCCACGGACTGGACGACGTCGGTCGGGGTGCGAAGCTCCTCCCAGTTGGCCAGGGTCGAAGCTGGTTCCGCCCGGAGGATGTAAGAGCGGTTGACGTCCTGACGGACCGCCACATCGCCCTTCTGCGCAGTGAGCGCCAGCATCGCCGCCTGAGTAGCCACCACGAAGGTATCGACGATCGCCAGCGCCGGGAGTTGCGTGGTCGGGATCTTGCCCGTCCCGTCCAACGAGGCGTAGCCGTTGGCCGTGCCCTTGTTGGAAACGTTCTCAGCCGTGTAGCCAAGATTGTTCTGCTTGGCAGAGAGCAGCGTATCGACGGTGCTGGCGGAATAGGCATCGGTGATGCCGTAGCCGCTGAGCGTCGTCGGCTTGCCGGTGACATCCTGCCAATCGACAAACGTCCAGGTCATCGAGCCCGCCGTGCTGCCGGCTGTCAGAACCTTCTTCGCGCTGCCCGTGCCTGTGGCCGGAACATGCAAGTTGCCATCGCCGGTTGGATGCACATACGCATTGGCGCCGGCAGCAATGCCGTTGAGCTTGCTCTTGTCCGAAGCCGACATGAAGCCGGACGCGGAGGTGCTCGCGTCCGGATGGGCACCCGTCCCGCTGGCCCCGACATGGCCAGCCGGCGCAAAAGCAGTGGATGCCTGTTGAGCGGCTGATCCGAGCTGCAGCGTCGAGCGCATGGCCGCTTCATCGGCGCCACCAAGCAGAGTGCGCGCGAGAGGCGTGGTCACGGCGTTGAACCGCGCCGTCCAGGACGTGGCAAAATCCGACAGATCTGCCGTGGTGAGAGCCAGTACGGTTTTTGCGTCGGCGACTGTCCCGGCCTTCACCAGCGCGCGGCCTGTTGCGCCGCTGTCGGTCAGATCCGCGGCTTCAAGCGTGACGGTTCCGGTCTTACCGGCAACCGAGGACACGGCATTGAAGGTCGGCACGCGTTGCCAGCCGTCCGGCCCACGCCGCAACTGATCACCCGCCGCGACAAGACCAACGCTGTCGGCTGCAACTGTGCCGCCGACGCTGACAATCCAGAAATCGCCCTGCGTGCCAGAACCGGAGGAGATCTCCGGCATGTTGGTCGATGCGTCATAGGTCCCCTTGAACGAGCCATCGACCGGCAGATAAATGCCGGCGATCTTGCCGTCCGGACCGAGCGGCGCATAGCCGTTGGCCGTGCCCTTGTTCGCCGCGTTCTCAGCCGTATAGTTTAGCTTGGCCTGCTTCCCAGCCAGCGCGGTATCCGTCTCCGTTTTGGTGTAGGCATCGGCGATCGCGTAGCCGGAGAGCGTGGTCGGCGTTGCGTCGATCTCGCTCCAGGGATGGCGATGGGTGTCGTAGTCCTGCGTCTTGACGTACCGGGTGTCGGTATAGGCCAGGTCAAGCCCGATCTGGCGATCGTCGGAGAGATCGCCGCCACCCGACAGACCCGTGCCGGCGGTGATCGAACGGGTCTTCGCCGGGACCAGCTGCAGGATCTCACGCAACGCACCCTCGACGGTGGTCGAGGTGAGCCCGCCTCCAGCCGACCGATAGACGCGGTCGGCCAGGTAATCGATATGCGAGGTGGCGCTGATGATCCAGTTGGCGCGGATCGGATCGCCGGCACCATAGGTCCGCTCGATATCGACGGCGAGCGAGCCGGTCTCGCGATTGTAGCTGATCATGCGACCGAGCATGACGGCATAGGGCGCGTCCCGCGTGACCAGTGCCAGATAGGCGGCCGGCGAATAGCGCCGCTTGTTGGCGGAGCTGATGCCGATCGTCAGAGGCCCCGTCTTCACCTCAACCGAAGCAGAGCTTTCCGAGATAAAGACGGCGCCAAGTTGCAGATCTTCCTCGAGCTGCTCGACCAACGGAGACACTGCCTCGTCAATCCGCTTGAGGCCGTTTTCCTGCAGCTCCAGAACCGCCGCACGCCAGTCCTTCTCGATCACTTCCTGGCCATGGAGACGCAGGTCGAGATCCTCATACCTGCGGTTCCAGTAGTCCGGGTCGCCGAGATCGTCGCCGACGCGGACGGAATAATAGTCTAGTCGGCGCATGTCCGATTACTCCACCGGTTCGAAGGATACGATCTGCTCGCTGATCTGCTCGGCGAGGTCCCCCCGGATCGTGGCGCCCTGTTTCGGGCGGATGGTCAGGCCGCCAACTTTGACGACGCTGGCCACCTGCACGCTGTAGGTCTTGGCGGCATCGAACTTCGGTGTTTGCGCCGTGGTAACCTTGGTCGGCATGGCGTTCTTCCTTCAATTTCAGAGTGAGGAGACGTCAGAGCGCGATATCGACGCGCTCTTCGACGTGGAAGGGAACGAGGGCATTGTTGGTGGTGCCCTCGATCTCGATTTTGTAGGCCATGATGGCGGGGCTTGCGGTGAACGAGAACACGCGCCGGAAGCGGCCGGCCTCGATCGGCTCATCCACGAAGCCGGAGGCCGTCAACAGCGTGTTGTCGTCCTTGCGCAGCTTGACCGCGATCGTGTGCCGCGATGAATCGAACTTCGCGAGGATCAGATCGACGCGAATGGTCGTGGCCGTGGTTGCCAGCGTGCGCCGCGTCGAGATGTGCTTGAACGCGGTGCGCTGGCGCCAGACCTTGATACGGCTTCCGGACACCTGAAGCGCCGGCGCAACCGCTGTCGTGCCGGTGTAGACCACCCGGTGGCGCAGCAATGGCGGCAGGCCATTCAGCAGCGTCGTGTTCACCTGGTTGAGTGGCATCCAGGTGCCATTGATCAGCACCTGGTGCTCGATATTGCACGACTTCGGCTTGATCGTGCCGGCCAGAACGTCGATCGAGGCAATGCCGCCATTGAGCGTAAGTGCTGCAAGCTCGACCTCGGCGCGCGCGGCTTTGAACTGCAGGAACTCGAGCTGGAACCAGAGATCGCGCACTAGGTCCCCGGTGTAGTAGGCACCGTCGGTCGAATAGAACAGCGTGCCCTGGCTGTACTCGTTGCTGTCAACGATCGCCACCTTGTGGCTGCCGAGCGTCGTCAGCACGATCGCATAACGATCCCCGGCCTGCAGGAAGGTTGGCGGAATGTTGACATAGGTGTTGGTCGGATTGACCTTGATGTCCGCGTACGGGACCGTGACATGCGCCACGACCTGTGCCTTGGCCGGCACACCGGACGGCAACACCTTGCTGATCTGCACATGCAGGTCGCCGTCGGCACCCTTGTCCGTTACCTTCAGATTGATGCCTGAGAGCCAGCCATCCTGGCTGTTCAGGAACGTCTGCGCGATCTGCGCGCCGCCCACCGTCCGATCGACGATATTGGCTGCCCAGTAATATTCGTCCCAGGTATCGACCCAGAACTGCTGGACGCGCAACATCGAATGGCTTTCGAGCGGGTTCCAGATGTCGCCGTCGGGCAGCACGTCCGTTCCTGTCACCAGGAAGGTTTCGCCATCCTTCTTGAAGGTGTTTGTGGCGCTGTCGTAGACGCCGTCGCGCCACCACTGGCTGTTGTTGCAGACGTTGTAGGCTGGCCCGTAGCGCATGCGCTCGCGAGCGATGGTCAGCTGCTTCATTTCGTGCGTCTGGTAGCCGTAGCTGGCGATCGAGATCGCACCGTCAATCGCGCCGGCCGAGGACGAAAGCCTGATCACCTTCGATGAAACAGCCGGCAGGAGCAGACCGTTTCCGGCGAGAAACGCATTCTGGTCGAGCGGATTGTAGAGCGCGATCTGCGTCTCCGATCGGGCCGCATCGGAAAAGCGAACGCCTTCTTCCAACAGGCAGAGGAGATCGATGTTCGAGGTATCCGTCTCGTCTGCTGTGAGGTACCGGTCGGCTGCCCAGTCCGAAGCATCGTCCGGGATCTCCAGCCGTTCCTTCAGGCGGGCAACGTCGCCCATCAGGCGCACCATTTCGCCTTGGCCAGCGAGGCCGGCAATCCCTTTCTTAAGAGCGGTGATGTCCGACGCAATGGTGTTGATCCGCGGCTCGATCTGGCCGCGCCAGGTTTCCAGTGACTCGATACGCTGAGCATTGCGCGACACCGACGACAGAGCCGTGGTGGATTCCATCGTGATGGACTCGATACCGGTCGTGTTGAGGGTGACCCAGGCGATGATCATCAGGCTCTGATCGACCACAGGGCGCGGTAGCTGGGCGCTCTCCTGACCCGGCACCAGGTCGATCTTGGCAGCGCGTCGGCGTTCCACCACCACCTGGCGCGGCTCGGTCGTGTCACTTTCGAGATCGACCAGGAAGTCGCGGGTCTCGTTGCGGCTGTCTTCTTCCTGACCATACGCGATGACGGCGACCAATCGCTTGGTGGCGGCCGGCAGGATGGCCGTCACGTTGCGGGTCGCGGCAACCGCCATTTCGAAGAGGGCGCCGTCCGGACGATAGATGCGGCCGGGCGCGATCTGCAGCTCGGTTGCCGAGTTCTTGGTCGCGATGAACCCCGCATATCCCGGCCTGACCGCCGTGACGGCATCCGCCACCAGCGTGTCGAAGGTTGCGCGGGCCGAGGACTGGATGGCGTTGAGGTCGCTGTGGCGCGCCTCCATGCGGTCCTGGAAGGGGACGGTTGTCAGCATAGTCTCAGCTCCTGAGTAGGCGGCCGGCAATGACGGGCGTGCCAGCGACGATCAGCTGGCCGGCCTGCGGGCTGCGGAATGTGGTGGTGTTGACGTAGATGCGATCTCGCACCGCCTTGGCGGCGCGCAGAGCGCGAAGAGTTTCCCGGTACTTCTCGCCGGAACTGGCCGCGAGAAACATGCCGAGATAGCCGCCGACCAAAAGCGCCCGGCGCGGACGCTTCGACGGGATGTGCACGACCAGCTCGCCGGTATAGGGTGCTACGCCAAACCGGCTGACCCCGAGATAGGAGGCACCGCGACGACGTGGCACAAGATCCGGATCCCAGATGACGATCCGCTCATAGACGCGCGTGTCGCTCTGTGTGTTCGCCCAGAACCGCCGGAACGGAGGACGGCCAAGGAAGAAGGCCCGGCCGGCAACACCTTGCTGATAGACCGCTTCCGGCTGGACGCTTGCCGGCCGCATGCCGTAGCGCATGACGGCAGGCGCACCATCCGTGCGGCGGAATGAGGCGAGCGACCGGCCATGGTCGAGCGTCACCAGGAACCGCAGCGGACGTCCGCAATAGGCAACACCGGCTCGGCGTTTGCGCCGCAGCAGCGCACGCTCATAGAGCGCATAGCCGAGGCCCGGAATGATGTCCGTGATCTCCTCGACATTGATCGGCTGCTCCAGCCCGCCTTCCATGAACGTAATGCGTGGCTGTGTCCGCTCGCCCGCCCGGCTGTCAGCGATGAACGAGCCGCCGATCGCGGAATAGGCGCGTGCCGAGAGGAACATCCTTTGGCCGGCACTGGCGCGCACCGCCCGCCGGTAGATCCGGATCTGTGGCATCCGATCGGCAAGCGCTGCCCGCTGATCCTCGCTCATCCCACCGGACAGGAAGAACGTGCCGGGCGGGGTGATCGCGCGAATGACCTCGCTATCGACGATGGCCGCATAGGCTTCTAGACCGGCCAACGTGCCTTTGATCCGGTGGTGGTATACCGCGTCAGCGACCACACGCCGCTGCTTGTGCTCAGGCCATTTGGGGTTCCAGATGTCGACCGAAAACGCGTGCGCGAGGAGCGGCAGAAACTCGACCGGCGTCCGCATCGGATCGAGGAAGGCTTGCCAGTCGATACCGATCGCATCGGTGCGCGTGCCGACCGCTGCCAGGGCCTGCTCAAGCGGCGTCGAAACATCGCTCGGCAACAGGTGATCAGAGGCCGGGATCATGCCGCCACCTCGAAGCTCAAGTCGATGCCTGCGAGGTAAGGCGCCACGCCCTGCCGCGCCGGGATGTCGCCCGCAACGTCGTGCACGATGCGTCGCACGTTCGGCACATAGGCGGCCGACACCAGCGCTTCGGACGGGACCTCTGCACCAATACGGTAGCGCGAGAGCCCGAAGGCGCGCACGCTCTCGACAGCCGCCGCAACCACAAGTGACGGGTCCGGCCCACGCGGCACGATCAACTTGGCCCGGAAATTGTAGGGCTCTACCAGGGCGGCAGATACCGTTACGTCATCAGTAAAACCCTTGACGGATTTGACATTGAGCGCCTTGGCAACCGCAAAGACGGCATCCACGGGAGCCTGTTGACCGTCAGGCCCCAGGAGGTACGCCAGGACTTTTCCCGGACCGCCGTGGTAAAGCCGGATGTCGTGCGCGGCTGGCCAAGCCTTCAGTGCGGCGGCCAAATAGCCATCTTCGGACGCAGCCGCCGGTGAGCCGAAAGAGGCAAGATAGCGCCGCAGCAGCGCCTCATCCTTTTCCCGGAACGTCTCCTTGCCATCCGCATCAAGCGTGACGATGCGCACCACACCGGCTTTGGCGACAACGTGATCGAGGTCCGATCCCTTGGAAAATGCCGGCAGAACCGAGCGAATGCCGTCATTGACGCGCGCCCGCATAAGCGTTTCGCGGTATGCATGCGACTGCTGATCGAGGACGATCGGATCGGTTTCCAGACCATCGACGTCGTAGTCGATCCCGGCCTGTTCGGCGCGTGCCTTGAAGTCGGCGAGCCGTTGAGCGAGCAGCGCCTCGAAGGAGATGTCTTCCAAAGCCTTTGGCCGCGGCAACAGCGACAGGTCGAGGGTGTCATCCGACAGAGCCATGAAAATCTCCGAAATGAGAGAGGCGGCAAACCGATCAGGATGGTGCGATCGAGACTGATCCGCTGAAGCCGATGGTGAAGCGAACGACGCGCTCCACCCGGAAGTCGCCGAGATGGCCGCGCGGACGGTAATCAGCTTCGATCAAGAGCCCCGCCTGCCCAAGCCGGATCTGATCGACAGAGCCTTGCGGGATGATGCTGCGGGTTAAAAAGCGCGGTTCCCAGATGTCGATCGCGGTCGCCACCAATTGCTGCCATGCCGAAAACAGCGAAGGCACCATGGAGCGGCCGAGCAGCTCCACCGCACCACCGCCAAAGCCGCGCCGCATGACGCGCGATCCGATCCGGGTGCTGATGGCCACTTCGACGCCCTGGTAGGCAGAGGTCAGATTGTCGATAACCTTGCCGGTCCGTCTATCGATGCCAGCCATATTTCCTCCGATCAATCGACCGCGGACACCACGGACGATCCTTCAACGATGGGCCAGAGCCCCGCAGAAGAGCCCGTCAGGATCTGGACCTTGTCGCCGACGCGGGCGACCTTCTTGCCGCCCTCGCCTCCCAGATCCACCTGGGCGGCATTGACCGTCACCCGCCCCTCGGCCGTCACGACCAGACGCCCGTCAACCACCTCGAGACGCACACCCGCATCGGCGAAGACATTTGCGTCCATATTCTCGTTCGGCGACCCGTGCTGATCAGAGTATCCCCCGCGAAAGATCAGGCCTTGGCGCGGATCGCCGGTCGGATTGACGACGCCAACGATCTGGCCCTTTTTCAGGGGCACCGATGTCTTGCCGGTCTCCGGATGTGGGTACCAGGGCGACAGGAAAGGCTGCTCATCCGTACCGCCCAGCCGCAAGCGATAGCCTCGATCCTTGTCGACGATCTCAACCGGGCCGATTTTCAGGGCATTGCCGAAAGCAGTCTTCAGCATCTCGATATCGAGGCGCATGGCGACGAATTCACTGAACATCGGGCGTTACCTTCACAGGAACCGCCTTCGCCATCTCGATTGTGACGCTGGCGAGCGGCGGCGTTGCGCCGGCTGGATCTGCCTCGAGCGGCCCATGCCCGACAGCGACCAGTTCCGCATTCGTCAGGCCGATATGCCGCTGGAACGAAGTCCACTCCTGGCTTGCGCCGGTCAGAAGTGTGCGGATCAGCGCCGCCTGGTCTTGATAGGTGCTGTCGTCTGATGCCTCGATGGCGCTCAGAAAGCGGCCGAATGGACTTTGCGCGTCAATCTCTTCGCCGCGCAGGGGATCATCGGCAAGCTCGACCGTGACACGCACCTGGTGTCCCGTCAGCTTCTGCCCGTCCTCTGTACTGCGCGCACCGACGAACTCCACCTTCAGGATCCGGTAATGCAAGCCGCGATAGATGTCTGCCCAGGCATTTGCGGGATCATTCAGAGCATCGAAGATCTGCCGCTGCACGATATCGAGATAGAATTCGCGGTTGCGATCGGAAGGCGGGATATCGACGCCGACGATAAACGATTCTCCCGTCCGCTTGTCTCGTTCGTTCATGGCTGTCGAGACACCGATCTCGAAGACGATGTCGCAGGCGCCATTCTCGATCAGGCTGCGCACCTCCGGCGCTTCCTTCTTCGAGAGATCCGTAAACACGGACACAAATGGCTTTTCCTGTGCGGTCCGCAGGCTGCCATCGGCCTGAATGTCGAGCGCCCCGTTCGGTGAATCGAGAACGTTATCCCCGACCAGCGTCCGTCCGCGGATCGCTTCGACGGCCGCAATCCGCAATGCAATGCGACTGAGCGACATCAGGCCTCTCCCAGATCCAGAACGAGCCGTGTCTCGCCGCGATCATCGACACGAAGCACTTCAAACATCGGCTCGCCGGAACGGGCGAGCGCCACGAACAGGTCACCAACCGAGACCTTCAGCAACGGATTGGCCACCGGATCGATGTGCAGCTCCGCCTTCCCCGCAGCGATCGCGGTTCGCCAGGCGGAGCCGGAGCGTCCACCAAGTTTGGCTTCGGTACCGCCGCCGACGCGCAGAACGCCCATGAACTCCTGGATCTGCCGGCCGTCGTCTGGCTCTGCATCACGCATCGGAAGATGCCGGAGCTGTTCTGCAAAACGCTGATCGGCGCTCGCCATGACGCGAGGCTGCAGATCGCGGGCATTCGCCGCGATAGGCATCAGGCGGCATCCGTCAACGCAGCCACGATCTCGGCCTTCGTGTTGTTGCGATCGACATCGATGCCGCGGCGTTCAGCTTCGGCGAGCAGCTGATCCTTGTTCATTGCCGCCAATTCGCCGGGCGGTGTATCCTCTGGCTCAGCCTTGGCCTCAGACGTGGCATAGGACATGCCCGGCTTCAGAAAGCGACCGTTGTAGAAACCAGGCTCGGTTACGATCTTCGTTGTCATCGTGCTCTCCTGTGTGAACCCGGCGCGCCAACCGCGCCGGTCGCAATCGTCTCAACCGATCGTCACTTCGCCTTGGCGCTCAGCAACATTTCCGGACGCGTGCAGATGAACAGCGGGTAGCTGTACATTTCGACACGGTCCCATTCGTCGCGGCCCGACGTGTCGGACAGCAACAGGCCGTAGAATTCCTGGCCGCGCTTGTTGAGGTACGGCTTGAACTCGCTGGCCGGCGCCCAGCCAACCTGGAAGGCATTGCGTGCGCCGATCGGGAAGAACCGGGCCTTCTCACTGCCGATCGCGATCGTGGTGCCGTCATCGGTACCGCGATAGTTGATGAAGACGATGCCTTCGATCTCGATCGAGGAGTAACCTTTGATGTTTTCCAGCGTCGGCGCCCGGTCCGTACCGACTTTGGTTTCCTTGATCTGTGCGTGGTTGACGAGAAGATCAAAGAACTCGTCGCCGACCAGGGCGCCGACTTTCGTGCTCGGCGTCCAGACACCCTTGCCGGCGCGCTGCATTTCGCGCTTCACGTCGCGGCACTTCTTGCGGACGTCGGTGGTCGGGTCATCGAGCTCGAAATCGATTTCCGTCGGCTCGGCGATGCCCCAGAAGTCATACCAGTCGACAAGAACCGTGGTCCCGTCGGCATCGAGAACCTTGCCCTGCACTGCACCGAAGCGCATGTGTTCCCAGGTCAGCTCCAGATCTTCCTTGATCTGCCCGGTGCGGCTGGTGACCTCGTCGGCGACTTCGACAGTCTGCTCATCGAAGGGCAGAGCCAAGACGCCCGCAAGTTCGATCGCGTAGATGGTCGAGCCCTTCGCCAGGCGGACAGCTTCCATCGTCCGCAGCTTGGCGCCCTTCGGGATCAGCTCTTCCGGCGCCGCACCGTTCGGAGAGGTCGGGATCAGCGTCCGCGATCCGTCGCGGTCAACGATGCCGATGGTGCGAGAGCGCGAGTAGATCGGCGCGAACAGGCCGAGCGTGCCGAGAAGCTGCGGCTTGAAATCGACTTTCTCGACGATCTCTTCCTGCACCTCGATCACGCCCCAGGCGTTCTGGGTGAAGATGTCTGCAACAAGTGCCATGGATTTTTGCCCCTCCTTAGCGGGCGACAATGCCCAGCGCGGCCAGAGCGGCAAGCGCGGCGGTTTTCTGGAGATCGGTGACACCTTCTGCCCATACGAGAACGTCCGCCTGGACCTCCGTATCGCGCACCGTCAGCGTGCGCCGGACATCCTGAGAGGTCGCATCGCAGCCTTCATAGAGGATGGCGGTAGGCGTCTGGGTGCCGTCTGAAGCGCCCGGCGCAAACGGCTTGTATTTGCCGGTGGCCGTCACCTTGCCCAGCACGGCGCCCGGCGGGAGAACACCGCTTCCGCTTGCAACGACGCCGGTATCGCGGGAGCGATAACCATGCGCCTCGGAGACGATGTAATGCGCCGTCTGGCGCAGGTTCTGTGTCAGCACAGTCATGGTTTTCCTCTCCCCTTAGCGGCGCTTGT